CTATGCAATGAGAAACTTCTAATACTGAAGTATTATCATAAGTTACTATATCTATAGACGCTGGTTGATCACCTATACATTTTTCAATTTCTATGGTGTTTATATTTGGATCTAAAATTTTAACATCAAAACAACTCATAGGCCACAATCTAACATTGTTGAAGATTGACTAAATCTTTTAATGATTGATACTGTTCCATATAAAACTCGTATAGTATACTTTCCTCCGCCAGCATATAAGTCTTGTGGGCTTTGTAATTCTAGATCATATTTAGCACTAGTAAAAGTATAGCTATTTGTAGCACTTGCTGGTATTAATAAATTAATAGTTCCTTGTGGTCCATCTATAGTAAATTTATATTCAGTAAAATTTGTATTAAGAGTACTAAAAATTTTAAATTCCTCTGCTCCAATTTTCATAGTAAGTCTTGCACAATAACCTGTTAAGTCTATCACATTTCCATTACTATCTTTATGTATTAAACCTAATCTAAAAGACGATCCTTGTTCCATAGAGAAATTATATTGTGTAGCAGCCATATTAATGTCTTTCTATTCTATCTTCTAAAGCTTCTAGTGTTTTACCTAGCGTTGCTATTTGAATTTTGAGTTCTGTCATGACTTCTGTATTTTTTTGTAAGGCTACAGATAATGCTGCTTGACTTTCTTTATTAATAGCTAATCTTTCCATAATAAATTGTCTATCTTGAAGATATGGGCTTTCATTTTTTATTAACTCAGCCACTTCTGATTTAGTTACCATTTTTTTACCTATTGCTACCCAAAATCCCATCATAGTCACAATAATTCCAATGCTAGTAGTAGCAATATTTTCCCAGAAATGAATAATTGTATCACTCATAAAATTACTTCTATATTGAATAAGCCAACGACACACTAAAGTATCATTGGCTTAAGTTTGTGTCTGAGACTATTTATAAATTAATTAAACTTAATTAGTTTTTTCTTTATAATTATCTTGAACAGGTTCTGGTGCTCCGGTTTTATATGTTAGTTCGCCAGGAACTTCTCTTGTTGGATTAGCCGCATCGTCTGTTGCTAATGTATCAATAATATTATCTGGTTGTACTGTAAATTGACCAGTATACATATTCCAATTACCAGCTCTTATAGCTGTAGCAGTTTTTCTAGTACGTAATACTTCAAGCTTATGAATACTACGAACATTACTGGGTACTGCCGCTCCACTTACAAGATAGTTATTGCTAACAGTAGATAGTTTTTTAGTTAGTCTTTTGGCGACTGGCGACTGATTATTATATGCAAATACGCCAGAACTTAAGGCTTTATCGGCAATATTATTATCTGAGACTGAAGATCCAAAGACCCCAACATCAGAATATCCTAGATCTACACTAGCTAGTTCTACTGTTGAGCCACCATTTAATACAGAGCCTCTATTATTATTTGTTGAAGATGCTGTAACAGCACTTCCGTTTACCTGAATCGTTGCCATGTGTTATTTGCTCCTTATAAGGATTGTACTTATGTACATACACATTTTTTTATCTTTACTAGAATTTATATTTTATAAAAATTAGCCAATTAAATATTGTATAGTTCTTAGGCTATTTGTTCTTATATGACAAATATTATGTTTTTCAATTTTAGCAAAATGCTCTTTATTCCATATATTTCCAGTAAATATAACATTAATATTACTTTTTTGATGTAATAATACTGTAGCTATTATATTATCGTCAATATTATCTATCATGTTTCCTGTTGATGGATATACGTTTGTGATTGAAAATTCTTTAAGAATATCACAAGCCTTAATCAAAGATTGATGAGTAAAAATTCTATACTCTAATATATAAAATAAAGGAATATTTTTATCATCACAAATTTCTTTATTTGTTTTAATATCATTTTTTATTTTATCATATTTTTTATTAGCCAATAATATATTTGGAAAAACTAATTCTATTTTTTGGGCGCCTCCCTCTATCGCATTTAATACTGCACAATTTCTAGACTTGGTATCCATCACGCCCAAAGGATAGTCTATAACATTTGAAACAATGGTTTTGTTTTCTTTAAGTAGATTTTTAATAGCTTTAGTATAAAATGTTGGAACAGAAACACAGTCTATATTAGAATTTTTAATTTTTTCAATATTTAATTTAATTTCATTTTCATCATAGTCTATTTCGTTTAGATTATATTCTATATATTTCATATTTTTTTAATAATATTTTTAATGTAATCTATATTTGGATATTTTTTTGTGCCAAGTATACCATCGGCAAAATTATAATAAACCGCCTCTTCTGCTGTTAATATCCAATCTCGTTTTGTTGCTAATTGATTAACAATATGTTTTCTCGCCATCATTTTTTTCCAATTTTTTTCTTGATATATCTTACTATTTATACACTTTTCTGTAAATATATCTATCATCTTTTCGCTTTCTTTTTCGCTCCACTGAACGGTACTTAATGCTGCTTTATGTTCATTATCCACACTAATTGAGCCATAATGAATTAAAAAATTCGTATTTGTACTTAATATGCGCAAATCGGCAGCTTGCAATAAAACACTACTACTAGACTCTACTTTTGCTGATGCGACTATTATAGTTTTACTTTTACTTGATTTAATAGCATCATAAATACCAAGACAATCTTGCCAATCTCCTCCTGGTAAATGCATATGAATCAAAATAGGTTCTAAAGATAAGGTATTAAGATATCTTAAATTTTTTTCAAATACTATTGCTGATCTATAATCAACACCAGACTCATTCCCATCGTCTGAAAAATATGAATGTAGATATATCTCTCTATTTTTAGAGTCTATATTATATTCATGAATACTATATATATCTGTATCGTTTTCTTTCAAAATATCTTTGTTATTTGACATAATTATTATACTCATCTAAATAAGCGTATACATTTTTATTTATTTTTCTCATTACTTCTGAATCTGTAAATGCTTTACCAACACTAATTCGAAATCGATATTTTGTAAATATATTTAATGTTTCAACTCCAGGAATATTCTCAATAATATAGCTAATGTTTTTGGTCAAGGCAAAATTAGAATGACCTGTCCAAAAATTAAAAGTATCATTACAGGATACCGTTTCATTAAAAGGAATAATTCCTAAAGGAGTAGAAAGAATATTACATTTTATTTTTTTTACATTAACTTCTTCTTGTATACCATCATTATGATCGTCATTTGATTCCTCAACTTCGTTTTCATCTAATCCAAATGGATCTTTCCATTTTTCCCAGATAATTTGATAATTATTTATGTTCATGAATATTTTTAATAAATACTTGAGAAGGTTTTATAAAAAAATCACCATCGTTTGTATGAAAAGTATCTTCATTGGCTAGTTCATAGCTAATTGTACTAATTAATCTATCTATAAAGTCTTGATTCGATTCATTTTTAATTTGTTTATCTAATATATCTACGATTTGAGTCTTTATCTTCAGAGAATCAAAATTTACTAACCTAGAACATAAGTATGCATACTCAGCTAGCGATAAATTATATTTTTTATATTCACAATCAATAAAAACAGAAAGATCTATTTGCATATCTTTATTTAAAGATATTAATATATCCATATATGAATCGTTCTTTTGGGTTGAAGTATTTTCTACTTCATTTTTTTTTGTTTTAAAAAAATTAAATATATTCATTTGATCATACTAAGCTTTTTTGTATACAATAATCAACAACTGTTTGAGTGATATCTGGATTATCTAAGTTAATAGAATGCTCAAACTTATGCCAATATAAATTAGATGGAATTTTTTCTGCTAAAATAGTTCCAGTAATTATACATATATCTTTATCTAAATTAAATATATTAGAATTATAATTTTGTTCAATATAAGATAAAACAATTTCATTTTGTAGTTCTGTAAAAGAAACAATAATTTCTTCTAAGAATCGAATGGTATTAGTTGTAAATAAATTTTTAATATTTGATCTAATTTCATTTAGCATATATCTTGGTGAAATTATTTCAAAATATGGAAGTTCAATTTTATCCTTTAAAGATGACAAAACATAGGTATTATCGGACAGGTCATGTGTAACAATTGTGTTAAAAACATATATTTTATTCTGCATGTACTAATTTCCTAATTTTAGATAGTCCGGATTTGATACTTTGTCTTACTGCTTCTCTTGTTACGTTATTTTTTTGTCCAATTTTTTCTAGAGTCATATTATCAAAATAATAGTTCTGTATATATCCTTTTTGTTTTTCAGATAAAATACTAGAAGTTAGTAATTCTTTAATTAAATTACTCTGTATATTTTTTTCTTCATTAAGAATGACAATATCTGCTGGATTCATTTGTTTTGTATCTTCTGTAATATTTTCTATATTCAATTCATCGTCAGAATAGTTAACAGAATATGATGTGTTATTAATATTCTTTTTGCTGTGCTTTAATTTAAATTTTTTAGTAATATATGTTTTAATAGCCCATATAGCACACTGATTTCTGTAAGAATAGAGATTTTTAAGGGTTTTAGTTTTGTCTTGACTATCACTATCCCATCTCCAATCTCCCATCATGATAGCATTAGCGACAAAAGAAATAGCATCATCATTTTTTAGCATTTCTTTTGTTAGTCCATTAAAAAATTTTGGACCCATCTTACCTATTATTTTTTGAGCTAAGTTGAGATAGAAATCAAGAGACTCAAATTGAATAGATGAATGGTCTTTATATGAAATCTTTTGTTTACCAATAGATGGTATAATCATTTATTTTTCCTTATGTATAAAATCCTAATTTATAATATTATCTATATATAACTAAAATACTATTTAGTTAGCTTTTTCCACTGTTCAGAATCTGGTCTATCTTTATCTCCCGGTTTGGCGGGTTTATATTTTTTCCCCATTCTCTCTTTTTTCTTTCGAATATTTTCCCATAACCCAGGAAGATTCTCTTTTGCTTCACTACCTTCTGTATCGGTTTCTGTTTCTCCAAACATGAGAAAATTATGGATAGTTAGCATATAATCTTCTGTAACAGCGATTTTACCCTGTAGCCAGCTTTCTGTCAAACCTTCTTTTACTGATGGGTTGTCTAAAGCATTTACGATAGCTTGGGCGTGTTTGGCAATAGACATAATTGAACCAAGGCTCATTTGATAAAAGTCATATTTATATTCCATTAGTTCTATCTCTGGACTTTCAACTTCCATTTCTTCAACTTCTGTAAAGTCTCCATCCTCAGCTTTTACTTGTTGAAGTTTTTTCTTAATCATTTCTAGTTCAAGCTTATCTTCTAGTTTTTCTTTCTCGCACTCCATTGGAGAATCATCTGGTTCACATTCAGACTTGGTTTGCTGTAAAGTTTGATTGATAGAATTTAAAATATCTTTAATACGATCACTCATTATTAATTCTCCTAGTATTTATTGTTTTACCATGCTTTGCAAGACCAATATCTGGCTTTCCATTTTGGACCAGGATTATCACAATTATGTCTTGCTCTGAAACTCTTACGACGTTCTGGAATATTCTTTTTAATTTTCATATTTGGATCGCCAAAATTAACTTTTACAACATTACCTTTTTCATTTTTAACATAGACACTAAATTTTTTAGGTCCACCAGGAGTTCTAAAAGGTTTATTCAGTGTAACTTTACGACCCTGATATTCTTCTGCTTTGCCGACATATACTAGACTTTTTCCATCTTTGGTGTGGTTCATTTTCATATCATAATAAAAAATTTCACCAGTTCTTGGATCTTTATATTTATATGATGCTAAAGAATCACAAGAATACTCCTCTATTTCTTCATCACAGTCTATATAGTCTGAATCTTTAGGTATTTCTAAATTTTCTATTGTTAAATCCTCTTCATACCCAATACAGCTATCACAATATCCTAATCCTAAATAATAATTTAAAATTTCAAATGTTTGTTCAAATATGTTGCCCTTACTTTTTTTCTTTGTTTGTCCTAAGCATATAGCAACTCTTTGTTTACTATCTGGATATTCTTTTTTCATCGTTTCATTACTCATGCAACGACCAATAAATTTTTGCTGATCTTCGTTTTGATTTCTTTTTGGTATTGGCATAATTATTCACCGTATATTATATTATATATAGTATTAGCCGTATTATCCCATGTTAAAGATTTGGCCATTTCTAATCCGGCTGGATTGGTTCTGATATTATTGTTATACACATATCTCATATGAGAGATGCCTTGTTCATATTGATTTGTGGAAAAATCAGCCCAATTACCATATCCATCAAAAAATTTATCATCTAAGGCAGGAACGAGACTATCTATATCTATTAGATATGCATTATCTTCATTAGCGTACTCAGTATGTGCTGAATAATTTGTTAAAATTACTGGTTTATTTATAGCAAACATTTCTGGTATTTCATTATTCCACCCCTCTGCTCTTGCTGGAAAAATACCACAATCACTCAAAGCTATTAATTGAGCCAGTTTTTGATGAGTAGGAACTCTTGGTAGTAATTTAATTTTATTACTAAGTTTACTTTTGCTATATAGGTCTGTCCAAACTCTGGTTTCTCTCTCTGATAAAAATGGGTTATGATTCACCATCCATAATTCAACATTATCATTTTCTGTAAAAGCTTGGTTGAATAATTCTATTAAAATATCATGACCTTTTCTAATTTCCCATTTTCCAATATTTAAAAAAACATATTTATCCATATCTTTTTTAACAGTTTTATTTACATCATTATTAAAAATTTTAGGATCAACACCTAGTCTACTAATGTAAATAGGTATAGTAATATTATTGTTTAGTAATACTGATTTAGCCCATTCTGATGCGACAAATACACAATCTAAATTATTAATCATATTAATTTCAATCGGTTTTAGCTTATCTGTCTCAAAAAAGGTTAGGGCGCAATATTTACCGTTTCCTATTCTTGTAGCCAAATCAAATTGATGCCATATTTTAAAACATGGAGTATCTTTACAGAAAGAAACATTCTTATTTATATCAAAAATAATTTGTTCTTGATATGATGGATCATCTAACTGAATACTACCTATAGGAAATAGTGTAATATCAAGTTTTTTATCTCTTAAACTTTTATATATATTATATGATGTAATCCCATAGCCTGTTTGACCAATAGGACACATCATGTTTAATTTTTTCATCATTCATATATCCTATTGTGTGTATTATTTACCTGTATAAAGGTGGTTTTTTTACCGAAGTCTTTAATTTTAGTCGCTCCTATATAAGTACAAGCGCTCCTAAGACCTCCGTGTATATCTTGTAAAATTTCTTCTGCTGTTCCCTTATATGGAACAGTAACGCATTTACCTTCTGCTGTTCTATAATTAGCTACTCCATCATGGTGTTTATTCATAGCATTTTTGCTGCTCATCCCATAGTATTGTAGAGAAACTTTTCTTTTTACATTATCATTTTTAGGATCTAAAGGTTGCCAATTACCAAGACTTGTTAGATATTCATATTTCCATTCTCCTTCACATTCATCAACACCAGCAAACATACTACCTAACATTACAAAATCACTATTGCCACCAAAGGCTTTACATATATCTCCTACTACTTTACATCCACCATCACTACAAATATGACCACCAAGACCATGAGCAGCATCAGAACATTCCATCACAGCACTCAACTGTGGGTATCCAACACCAGTTTTTAAACGAGTGGTACATACACTGCCTGACCCTATACCAACCTTGACTATATCAACTTTTCCATGAATTATAAGCTCCTCAGTCATTTCTGGAGTCACTACATTTCCGGCCATTAAAATAATTTCTGGAAAAGATTTGCGTAAGTGGGCGGCGGTTTTTACAAATTGTTCTGTATATCCATTTGCCACATCCAAGCATACATTAGGAATATCCCCCCAACCACTTGCTCTGATAGTATCAAAAACCCTTTCTAGTTTTGATAGATCTTTTTGAGAAGTTCCTGTAGAATACCATATAAGCTCAGTAGATGGTGTTAAAGTAAATAGATTAACCAGAGTATCTGAGTCATAATGCTTATGTAAACAGGTTATCACTTTATGTTGTGTTAATGACTTAGCCATACCTATGGTTCCGACAGTATCCATATTGGCTGCTATTATTGGCACACAAGTTAACTCTCTGGAAGAATGTGCAAATTTGAAAGTTCTTAATAAATCAACTTCTGATCTACTATTTAGTGTGGAGCGCTTTGGTCTAATAAGAACATCATCAAAATCTAATTTAGTTTCATTAATTATTTTTTGCATATTTTATTGCTTTTTGCTATATTGTCTTTAGCCCATAATGGCTGTAAATTGGTATAATGAAAACATTGTTTTTGTTGTTCTGGATCGCTAAAATCAAAACTATCACAAGGTATTATATGATCTATGTGCCAACCGTGTACACCATAATTTTCTTTGGTCATGCCTGTTGTAAATTGCGATTCTATATGACTCCATAATACTTCTACAGAACATCCTATTAATTCCATAGTTTTCGCGCTTTTATTATTTCCCTTTAGTGCATCTCGGAGTCTTCTTCTAAGATTATCTTGTATTCTATACAGAGGATCTTGTTTTCTTCTTTCGTAATGATACTTTGCATGTTTGTGTTTGTTTTTCTGAAAATATTCTTTTTTCTTTCTAAGAATAGTATCTCTATTATTTTGTCTATATTCTTTTTCTTTAGTATATATTTTTTGTTTATTCTTTTCTCTATAAGCTTTAGATTTTTCTTGTTCTAGTTTTTTATTTTTTTGATAATATTGCTGACGATATACAGATCTATAATTTTGATTGTTTTCTCTCCATTTTTTGAGACTCTTTTTTACTTTTTCTGAATATTTTTCTTTATATATTTTAGCTTTTTTGTGAACACATTCTTTACAATATGTATTTATTCCATCTGGTTTAGATTTATTTTTACCAAATAGATTTAATTTTTTTTTCTATATTACAACCTTTACAAATTTTCATACATTAAAAAATCTCCATCTATTATAGAACTCTATATTTTGATCATTATTAATATGTAACAAATAATTTGTTAAATCAGACCATTCCGAAAAAAACCATTGGTGCGGAATAGTACCGAATAACCAATCTGGCACTGACCCCTTGCCTTGCTCAATATGAATTAGTATTGGTTTTTTGGATCTATTACACAGAAAAAGTTCTTCCCATGTGCCACAAGCATAATGCTCTAGATTTAGATTGACAATCATAAAATCACTAATGTCAACTAATCGTAGATCCACATTACGAATAGTTTTCATCATATCTGTTAATTCATCATATCTGCCCATCTGTTTGAGCTTGGTTTTGATTTGATGAGTATCATGGTCTTCTAATCCAATATCTGTAGGTTTACTTATAGGATTAAAAACAATTATACCTAAACTTTCTAAAAATGGTGTTATATTATCCCTCCATCCTGTTCCACGGTCTGCTACTCTATCCATAGCCCCAGCAAGATAAACTCTTTGATTTTTTAATCTATTATTTATGTTCATATATTATTATTCTTATTTATTGAAAAAATCTCTAGCCAAAAAATCATCTTCATCTTTAGCAATACATACTAATGCTGTTTTCATATTAAAAAACCATAATTTGTGATGGACTAGCAACTAATTGAAAATCTGTTTTTGAACATAAAGATTTATGAAAAGTTACATGCTCACAATCTTCTCCACTATAATAGCCTTGTAAATAATACGGAGCACGATATACACAACATCCTCCAAAAGCACTATTTACTAATATTGGATCAGAACCCATAGGAGGGTAGTATAATCCAAACCATCCCATAGGATCAACATTATTATAGACTTGATGATATTTTTGTAAATCTTCCCACCAAGTCCATCTAAAAGCCCAACTATCATAATTCCATAATATACGATTATTTTTTATTTCATATGAAAATCCAGCAACTCCATGTATATTAGTATTATTATATAATAAACCTAATGAATGATATAATCCTTCGAGACTAAACATTGAAAAATCTAGATCAATCACAATTACATAATCAATATTATTGAAGTTACTTTTAATATAGTCTAAACATATATTTCTACATTGAGCCAATCTTATGGTTCTGTTTGAATCTTTAACTTGTCCATACTGTACTAGATTTAATTGTTCTGATTGGAATTTAAAGTTTGGAATATTCTGATTAAGTTTATTTAGAATATTAACTGTGTTATCCGTAGAATCATTTTCATAAATAAAGTATTGTAAATTTCGTGTTTTTAAATTAGACAGTAATTGTATATTATTGTATAATTTTTCTTCATTATTTCTTGTTAGTCCAGTAATTATAACATTACTATCCGCAGCTAATTTTTTACCAATATCAACTGTAGATCGGTATTGCTCCACAAACTCTGAAAAAACATTAAAAAATAATTTGTAATTACTCATATAAGAAAAAATTTTGCCTATATTGTTTATGAGATTCTATCCAAAATTCATTATATTGATTTTGTTTATGCCATGCTGGCCCCGGACAATATGATCCATTTTCAGCGCCTATATTTTGTATTCTTGCTATAATAGGAAGAATTTCATATTTTTCTTGTTGTGCTTTATGCACAAAAACATCCCAACTATGTGGGGTATTGAAAGATTGCTCCATCGATGGTTTAATAATTTCATTCCATCTATCTACCCATGTTGCCCAACCCCAAGGAGTAAACCAATGATTCCTTTTAATTGCTGCACAAGTATCTAGATTTGTTTGACTGATTTTTTGTAATGTATCTACTTCCCTATTATAGCCAGAGACTGAATAAATACTGGTGTCATGTTTGAATACAAACCTACAATATTCGCAGTATAATAAAAAATCTTTAGATGGAACGGTATCATCTTCTAAATGAATATGAAAGTCATTGAAATAAAAACCTAAATTAAAAGACTGATATATATTTCTATTACATCCAAATCTTATTTGATTAATTTTTACTATGGTTTGTTGTGGCCTAAATGATTCAGCAAGTTTAATAACTTCATTATTTACTGGTTCACAAAAAATAAATATTTTATAATTGTCTATATCAAAACATTGATCTAGATGATCCAAAGTAATTTTAGTATACTCTGGTCTATTATACAGACTAACTGATAGTGTTTTCATTTTTTATAATGAATGAAGGATACTGTTCTTCTTGTTGTGTAACGGAAATTGTGAATCCATACTTAGTACAAAATTCATTAACAGCATGAACAACACCAGGAAAATATTTATTTGTATAATCATGCCCACAAATATAGCCATTTGGCTTAACACATCTTAATGATTCTTCTAGCTCTAGTTTAGTAGTTTCATAAGAATGTGTTGTATCAATATAAATAAAATCAAAATATTTATCAGGAATACTTTGTAAAAATGAAACTGAGTCAATTTTGTTAATGATAATATCATCATTGTCTATAAATTTACTACGAACAATATTTTCTAACACTGATGCGTCTTTATATTTTTTACCAAAATTATATGCCTTACCAGCAAAAATATCCACAAGATATAGTTTTGAAAACTTATTAGAGTTCCATAATATGGATGAGAATTCACCCTCAAAAACACCAAGTTCACAACCTATGCTATTAGGAGGTAGTATATCTGTAATATTATTTCTGTTGTAAATATTTATCATAAAAAACTTTCATATTCTGATATTTAGTTTCCATTTGTCCAAAAAATCCACAAAAATGATATAAAGTTTTATTTTTGCTAGGGTCAAATTTATGGGCATGTAATTGAGTAAAGTTTGATAGATTATTATATGACGATGAATTAAAGTTAGTGTATTTATGCATCATATAATTGAATACTGATTGTTCTAATCTTCCTGTATTCTTTTTTACTGACTCTAAAGCTTTTAAAAAGGTTTTATAAATATCTTCTATATAAGAAATTTTTGATTGATGATAAGCAAAAGTTCCAGCATTCAATCCAATACTATTAAAAAAATTTGAAATTAGATTTTCTTCTACATAGTGTGAGTATCCATAATGGAACCAATCTGATGCTTTTACTAATAAAGGATATTCTGATACTATTGATAATTCATGATTGTGTGGTAATAATTTATCTAGACTATCAAAATATAAAATATCAGAATCTAAATAGATATAATAATCATAATTTTTAGGTAATATCTGAGTGTTATATTTTAATCCTCCTATATAACTACATCGATATGATTCATCATAAAACACTTGATATTTAGTTTGATAGTTTTTATTACTTAATATACAAAAATCGTATTCTTGAGCACCTATGCTTTGTACTAATAAATCAATACAATCTAGTGTACTTGGATTAAAATCACTTACTGTATATAATAATATTTTCATCTTAATAATGATTGTATTTGATTTTTTTCTGTTCTTTGATATAGATGAGGATAGCTCCAACAGCTTTTAAGATTTAAGTCAGAAATAGCATAATTGAGTTGCCAATCGAAAGGAGCACTAATATTACTTAAATAGTTTTGAATTTTTTTTGCACAATCATACGTAATGATATAGGCATGTGCGCACCTAGAGAGTGTTGATAGGCCACAATATATGTATGGTTCGTTATGATGATTTATATCGTGTTCACCATACGACCCAACAAACAAAATATCACAATTGTTTAAATTGATAAGATTTATAAAAGCACTACTAATATCTATTAGATTATAATCGACTTCTAAAATATCATCTTCAAAAATAAAACTATCTTCATGACTATCTACTATGTTGTTTATAGCATCAAAATGTTTATAATAACAAGATAACTCATTATTATTTAAATAATTATGATTAGCTGCGTGTTTACTATATACTCTTTTGTGCTTTTGTATAAATGTTGAATCTGGATGATAACTAGTGGTCCATTTAATATCTAAATATTTAAAATGAATATCTATATATTTTTTTCTATCAATAGCGTCAGCATGATGAATACAATAAAATTTCATTTTTGATATATAAAAATCTTATGTTCTTTCCAAGTATCTCTGATCAACTCTTGAACAAAATTCCAATTTCCTCCTGCTAAACCACAACCAAATTTGGGCGCGTGTATTTCTACTTTTTGATCAGTCTTAAATTTATCCTTAATAAATATAGATATGTCATGCATGGCTTTACACAGACTATAATAGTTTAATGGTCTAGGATTATTTTTTGATATGATTTCATTCTGAGCTATCATATTTGCGAAAACTAAAGAATGTCCATAATTTTTATCTTCTATAGTTTTGACATATTGTACATAACCTGCGTTATTTTTTAAAAATGTTTTTCCTAAGAGGTGGTAATTTTCTTTGACTATTGGATAGTGTTCTGCTATGGCGTGAGCAAATCCAGCACCAAATAAATCTATATTATTACACACATGAGGAACTATAACAGAACTCCCGTTGTTGCCAGACTTAATTCTTTCTTCTATTAAATCAAATAAATCAGCATTGATTATTGGAATATTTGAATATGTTTTATTTGCAATACTTTTCATTTTATTACCATTTGTTCAAAGGACATTTTTGGTCAAGCCAAGCTAATTTATTCATAAATATTTTTTTATTATTAATATTACATCCGCATTCTAAACATATATTTTTATCATCATTAATCCTATCGCACTTTAGACAAATATCATATCTAGTATTAATTACTGATTGTGTACTTTTTGGCCTACCAGAATAAATATGAGATAGTAAAGACTTTAAAAAAGTTATAATTTTATTCATGATTCTATTTTCTCATAATTCCTTAAGGGTATAATATTATTGTCTTCATTAAGAGTGTATATTGGATATACCTCAACTTCTGCTTCTGGAGATATCCATTGTGATTGTCCATTATTTAAATTATAACATAATCTATAATTATTATTTTTAAAATCGCAAGTTAATAAGAATATCTTATCTTTATATTTAAAACATTCTCCATTCTCTAACTGTTCTAAATATTTCATTCGTCCTTATCTTCCCATTCGTTCCATTTTTCATCCGCCTGCATTTCTTGCAACTTTTGCTTAAGTTGTTTTTTGCTTTTGGATAGATGTCTTTGTTCCTCAGATATCTGTGATTTTTTATAAGTTTTATCTGACAACTTTTGTCTTCTTAAATCTTTTTTATCTTGGTCTGGCATTTTTCTGAAATCTCAACTTTGAATCTGTAATTAATCATAGTAACTCACCAAAAGATGTCAAGACGAATATAAGAATTTTTGGTCTTGACTACTCAAGTTTTTGAATTAAATATTATGCAGCTGGGTGGATATTACTATTCTTTCTTAGCATCCTTAAATGATTTTATCTTTTCTTTTATCCACTTAGAGTATAGACTAACTCTTGTATGTCCTGACTCATCTGAATATGATGAATTTGGATTTTTATCTTTTGCTAATACACAAGAATTTATACCAGCTAATTTACCATCTATAAATAAACCACCACCACTATCTCCACTTGCTATTAAAAATTCTAGACTAGTATGATCTTTAGATCCCTTTTTTGACGCATCACATATTAATAGGTCTCTATCTATATATTGAATTATATTTGAACCAGCTCTTCTTTTACTATCACCAGTTGTAACTCCTGTATTAAAATTACCTGTTAATCCATAGCCAGCCATGCAGCATACTTTATTTTCTTCATCAGTATCCTCATATAATGGTGGATAATAATCTATTAAGATTTTATCTTGCGTGTAGCATAATGCTATGTCGTTTTTACCAACATTATTTTTATCGAAATCTTCGTGGTATATAATTTTTTCAATAAGATACGCTTTGTTGTTGTCTCTGACTACTGTAGTCCTTGCTCCTTTAACCACATGAGCAGCAGTTAAAACCCAATGTGGATCAATAACAACAGATGAGGCACAAAATAATTCGCCACTTTCATATGTTCCACATATTTTATATATATACTTAAATTTTTCTCCATACTCAATGTATTTTTTATCATCAATAGATGGATCAATAGTACCTGCTAACAAAGTCTTAGCAAATAAAAAAATTAGTAATAAAAATATCAAGGGTTTCATAATTCCCCCACTGTAAAAGTGAATATATTTTATTACACATAAATTTATTTAGATAGCCATATTTTAAAATTTTCATATATTGCCTATAACCCTTCCTTTTTGGGTTCTTATCACATAACCCTTCCTAGATAAATATGGCTCTATACTATTTTCAATAGTTTCAATGGCTATTCCGGTCATAGAGGATATAGACTTTAGACCTAAAGGATTACCTCTATTTTTCTTCAATATATCAATATATAATCTGTCATAGATATCCAATCCGTTCCTGTCTATTCCTTGGATCGTAAAGATATCGTCAACGGTCATCACTTGATCTGGGTGACACGATTTATAGTTTTTGTACCACAGGAGCCTAGCATTTAAAATACGTGGTGTTCCTTTGCTTCTTTTGGCTATTTCAAGCAGACTCTCATCATCAATCATTAGTCCGAGTTTTTGTGCGTTCAATCCTGCTAGTTTAGCTAAATCATCATCACTATAAAAAGACAAATGCTCTTTAATTGTAAAACGATCATAAAATGGTTGACTTAAACTACCTCCACTAGTAGTCGCTCCTACTAAAGTAAACTGTGGAAGATCAATATTTTCTGGTTTACTATCTAGTGTTATTGACAACACAAAATCTTCCATCACAGGATACAAAAATTCTTCCACTAACTTAGGAAGTCTGTGAATTTCATCAATAAATAATACTGACCGTGGAGCAATTCCAGTTAAATAAGGAATTATATTTTTTACACTTCTCAGATTTGCTGCGTTAGCAGTATATAAATTTACATTTAATTCTGAGGCTATTGCGCTCGCTATGGTGGTCTTTCCCAGGCCGGGAGGACCGTCTATTAAAACATGAGGTAGTACGGATGATGTATTTTTACAACCGACCACAGAGACTCTGAGACGCTCTATAACTGCATTTTGACCAATGATATCATCAAACTTCGTTGGCCTCATGTGATTCGACATAATTTACTCCAATATTTTCCAAAGTAGTTTTAATTAAAATGACACAATTATCTGTAGGATTTTTAATATAGGCAGACTTAATTAATCCTTCAGACTCTTCTTTCGTAAATCCATAATTAATCATAACACCAAGACATTTATCCAATATTTCTTTTGGTATAACAGATTTTTCTTCTTTTGTTTCTATTTTTGGTTGCTCTTCCTCTACAAATTTTAGATTTAAACTTTTAATTTGCTTTGGCTTAATAATACAGCCACAGTAGCATACTATCTTAAAATTCTTAACAGATATTTCTGATGATGTTCTCCAATGATCAGCACCACAATTTTGATTAGGGCATCTATATTTTAGATTAATATCAGCAGCGACAGGTTTTTGATTTTTATATACCCTATCTATCTTTTGTTTTATTTTCATTTTTAACCCAAAATACAAAATCGTTTGATTTTTCATCAAATGCTGTTTCTACTAAACCTTTATTTACTAGAGTATTTAGCAAATTACTAATCATTCTATCGTTGAGAGATTGAACTATGCTAAAATAAATAGTATCAGAAACTATATATCTAATCTCATTTGTTTTTTTATGCTTTTGTTTTTTTACTAAACTCTTAAATATAATCATAGACTCATCATGAGATAATATCCTATTGAATTCATCCTCATCTTCTGGTTTAATATTGTCTAATAAATCATCTATCTCATTATTGTCATCACTATGTCCAAAATTATTGAATACAATAGCTCTTGTTTTATCAACAAATTCCGTTATATTTTTAATAACAAACCACTCATTCATAAATACTCCTAATTTAGAATTTCAAATAATCCACCATAATAATCTGGTTGTAAAACAAAGTGTTTAGCGTGTGCTTGAATATGTAATTTATATTCTTGATTAATTGGATCAGATATAAAATATTTCTTTTTCCATACTTGCTGACCGTAATAATTGGACCCCAAATACTGGAAGGAATTATCCTTTCCAGCATTGGGATTCCAACTATTCACAGGAACACTAAACACAGGAAAACCAGAGACTATTGATTCTATCTGATTCCAATAATCTATGTTACTAAACATATCTGTTAACCATTTTGATAATGGACTATCGGCAGATACATCAAACTTAAAATAATAATAAGGATTGGCGGATGGATGATCATAATCATATTGATCATCGTCATATTCATCCTCATCATCATCATAATCTTCATACATAATATATCCTTTAAAAAGTGGTGATGGAATCGAACCATCCTTTAACTAGTATCCGCCCAGCGGCCCACTTTCTTCCAACGATCAATACTGATCGTCGTAATCCTCGTCATCATAATCTACATCTTCAGACTCATCATCAAACTGATCCCAGTATGATTCATCAAGATCATAATTATCTTCATCATAATCTTCATCTTCGTCATAACTAAAATCAGATGAATATAGAGGTTTGAGCAATTCACCTTGATACTCTCCGACTACTTCGTATCGGCAAGTGCGAAGTTTCTCACAATTACAATCACTTGGAACACTAACAACATCACGCGGATTAATCTTGACGATCACAATACGGTCGCCAGATTCTACAGACCCATAACCGGCCACATAATTCAATGCTCCAGCATGAAGCCCATCAGAACATCCTCTTGCTCGATCATCATCAACCTTTGCTCGTTGCATTGTAACAACTTGACCAACACTATTATCAAACGTTCCACGATACTTATCCTTGTAATCACCCCTAACTGCCTTATAGGCTAGAAAGTGACCGTCCTCAGTAATTGGCAGATGCTCGTGTTCAAGGAAATCATAAAGTTCCTTCTGACTCTGCATACTAGGATTTTCCATAAGATTATTCAGGAAATTTACTAGAGGCTGAAAAGGCAGACCCTTGCTCATAAACTCCAGAATACGCTTACTAATACTACCGTGAACAATCTCTCCCTCATAAGTGACCTGACCATTCTTGATTTCAACAAGACCATCACTAAATGTAGCAATAGCCTTTTCCACATCAACAATCTCTAGCAACTCATCAGCACTTGCTGTTGGCAAACGCTCAATAATCATCTTGTAATTAATATGATCTGGCAAAACTTGATAACTCTTGTTATTAAGAACAAGCGTCAAATTACCATCAACAAACATAAACGGAACAGACATAATTAAACTCCTTAGTGTTATTAACCTGTGAATTACTTAATCAAACTACTCAACTGGATTTTGAATAGATCCACACTATCATTATCCATTTGACTAAACCAATCTTTGCCGTTGTTATTATAATAACTAACACGACTATCAAGAGCAGAGATAGGATTTTTGTTTGTTAATTCTCTAATCGTACCGCTAACTTGATGCGTTCCCATAATATACTTGATCATCGGATTCTTGTCAATAGCGTCTTTAAGGGTTTTCCTGACTTCTGACACTTTTGGCAATTCATATTTAGTTTTAGTCTCTGACTTAATAATATTAACATACTTATCACTATCAAATCTATAGATATGATCTTTGATCATATTAAGCAGATCATGATACTCTACATTGGTTATACGGATCTTCTCACTATCAATTTGGTCAATACCAATAGTTTGAAGAATAGTGTTCATATGATTAAAATACTGTTCTTTAGAAAACTTTGTAATATCATATTTCAGTTTATGAATAGTGTCTGAGAAAAACTCTACAATCAAATAGTAATTTATAGCATCAATCATATCCTGATTTTTAATAAACTTAGCATAATCTAGTCCAAAAATATTTAGCATATGATGTGCGAATTGATGCAAAACTGTGCCATAATTATTGTATCTGTAATGACTAGTGTTATAAGAATCATTATCATAAAATTGCTTTTGACAATATTCAACAAGATCATTATAAGAAATAACACTGTCAAAACGACTCTTAATTTTCTTTAGACTATCCATAAAGAAGTCATTAAATGGAATCATATTGTATCCATCATCTGACATTTTCTTTACAAGACTACTCTTGATAGCATAAATCTTAGTATTTCCAAACATATCTTTGATTAGATTCTTCATTGAAGCATCATTAATCATAATATTTAGTTCGGAAATCATAGGTAGATTTTCATTATCATTACTCTTATAACGAGTAATAGGAATATATACAATATCTTCACTATCACTAAAGTCATCAAGTTCAGTCTGTGTTAGTGTCTTTAGATATTTAGCATCATTATATTGGTTAGTAATATCTCCACTATCCTTAGATGCTCCATAAATAAAGAATACATCTTGATCACTCACACTACCCTGACTACTTCTTGTACTTTTCTTTCTGGGGGTATTGCTTTGGCTAAGATGCTTATAATCAGAAACCTTTAGTAGATTATCTTGACCAACATCCTCAATCAATTTATCAAAACCTTCATTGCTCTTGGTATGATCTTTGGTATCAAGAATCATATAGCCAACACAATCATTTTGATTACAATACTTTGTAACAATTTTCTTTGCTGTTTCTTCACTCTTAATATCACACACAAAAAAAGATATCTTACCGTTTTTCTTGGCACTATAGTAGTAGCCATAGCCTTTACCAGTTAGTGTTTCATTATGGATTTTGTCTGTAAGAGCCACCAATCGGCGTGACCTATATCCAGAACTCTTATAATTAAAAACATACAGACTCTTTCCGGCAGGAATCTTATATTCTAGATCGTTACCAGAATTAATAGAATGAGTCTTTCCCTTGCTATCTGTCCACGAAGCACCCACTCCCCATCCACCAGCAAGTTCATTCAGTGTATAATATGTTGTGATTGCTTCAACCTTGGTTTTAGCATCA